TGGTCTAAGCAAAGACAAGAGTTTAGTTGATTTTGATTTATACTTGGGCGACACAAGCACAGGCACAGCAGGCAAAACTATTAGTGGTCTTGCTTACATCACTGGCTTGGCTCCAACTGTTAGCGCAGACGCTCCAGTCTGGGTTTCACCTTTAACATTAACTGTAACTGGTGACTACACAGTAGCTTAATCTTCAATGATTAAAGATCAAGCACCTTCGGGTGCTTTTTCTACGGCTGAAATAAAGCATAAATAACACTGATTGGAGATATTATGATATTTGATGATAAAACAGATATGGAGATATATCTAAGTCTAGAAGCAGAAACAGCTAAGGCACTCAGTGAAATAAGATGTGCTAGAAAAGACCTGGACCAAGCAGAAGTAAGACTGCGATTTGTATTGACTACAATACATTATTTGAAAAAACGATATGAGGATATGAAATGAAACTAACACAACTAAGCAAAAAACCTGAACTAGTCAAGGTAGAACTCACGGATGAAGATACACTAAAAGAATATGGTGAGCCCTTAGAATTCTGGATCTACGACCGCACCGGTATGGATGTATTTGTAAAGATGGCAACAATGAAGGGCGAAGACTTTGGAGACATGGTTGAAATAGTGAATAAAATGATTCTTGATGAAGATGGCACACCAATTGTCAAGGACGGATATCTATTACCTAGTAATATTTTAACTAGAGTAATAGGTAAGGTAGTAGAAACATTGGGAAAGTAACGCAGGAAGCCTTGGATCCCGAAGGCGTTGAGATGAGCATGTTGCTTAGTATTGATGCACTAGGGAAGCGTTATAGTTTATTGCCCAGCGAAGTAATGGAAAAGGCTTCCACATTTGATTTAGTCGTGCTAGATGCCGCACTGGGATATCAAACATATATCCAAGATAAAGCAGAAGGTAAGAAAGCAACGCCCAAGTTATCTCAAGATGAGATGATGGCAGCATTGGAAAGGGTTCGCAATAATGACAATAAACTTTAATATGAGCGAAGTAAGTAAGCTGTTTAATCAAGCGGAAGCAGTGGCAAAAACGCTGCCTAAGGAAGGCTATGATTACTTTGTTGATAGCACGCCGATCCGTAGTGGCAACGCTCGCCGAAACACTATCCTGCGTGGTAATACCATTGATGCTAACTATGCATATGCGGAAAGACTTGATGAAGGATATAGTCGTCAAAGTCCAAAAGGTATGAGCGGCCCTACAGAAAAGTTCTTACAAAAACGCATAGATGATTTAATAGGAAAAATTAAATAATGGCAAACTTAAAAGTCACACTTGAACTAGATAGTCAAGGTTATATTCGCAATATCAAAGCCGCAGATAGCGAAACAAAAGATTTTGCCAAAGACGCTACATCTTCATTTAATAAAGTTGATCAAAGCATGGATCAGCTTAATCAAAGAAGCACAGCACTTACACAAGGATTCGGTAGATTAAAATCAGCGATCGCCGGAGTAGCAATAGGTGCATTTATCGGTAAAGCCATGGCCGGAGCAGATGCTATTGCCGATCTAAGTGATGCCACAGATCTAAGCGTGGGTAAGTTATTAGAATTTGAAAAAGCATTAATAGCCGCGGGTGGTAAAGGTGATGATGCTGCCAAAGCAATTACATCTTTCTATGCCAGTATACAACAAGCAAACAGCGGCACAGATAAGACACAAGAACAATTCGCCAAGTTGGGTGTTAGCCTAAAAGATTTAAGAACATTAAGTGAAAGCGAATTACTGGATAAAACTATCGCAGGATTTAAGAATATCACAGATCCTGTGTTGAAAAGCACACTGGCAGTTGATATATTCTCAAAGGTATTTAAGACCGTAGATCCTGCTAAACTAGACAGCGAATTACGAAAATTACAAGGCACATTAACCGAACAAGAAAAATCTACAATAGCCACAGCACAGGCTATTGAAAGATTTGACAAGTTCGTGGGTAATCTAAAAGGTGCTGTAATATTATTGTTAGAACCATTATTAAAATTCAGTGGAGCAATGACCGGTGGTGTAACAAGCACCGAAAAACTAGCAGAAACATTAAAAGTATTAGTAGCAGGATATATTGCACTGAGAACAGCAATTATCACTAGCACTATTGCTCAAGCAACATTAAACGCATTACAAGCCGCTGGTATGGCAAAGAATCCATTGGCTGCAGGTGTGGCTAGTTTGGCTGCTATTACAGCAGGTGCGGCAGCCTACACTGGCATGATGGACTTAATGAAAAAAGTTGAGAATCAAGCAGGTGCCACTGGTGATGCAATGAACGAAAGTCTAGCAGAAGCACAGAGACTGGGACTAGCACCGAAAACGCCAACAACAGCTAGGCCAGAGCGTGCTCAAGAAATAGGCAAAGAATTACAAGGACAACTTAATGCTGTTAATAGTCTAGCAGATGGTTATCGCAGAATAGCCGATGCTAATATAAAACGCTATCAGTTAGAAGCTAGTATATTAGGTATAAACAAAGAAGAAGCAGATACAATGAAAGGCCTAGCGGATATTAACAAACGCTATGAGGATCAAAGAGCCGCACTAGAAGAAAAGCGTAAAGGTGCCAAAGGCCAAACACTGGGATTGATTAAAACAGAAATAGCTAATCTGGATGTATTAAAAACTAAAGAAATAGCGGCATTTAATGTAACTCGCGAAAGAACAATTCAATACGCAAGACAGCAACAAGAAATTAAAAACATCATAGATATGATGGAACAGATGGCTCAGTATCAAGCAGAAATAGCACAGTTCCAAACTCAACAAGATCAAGCAAGACTGTCAGCATTTGATCAAGTCAAGGCACAGCGTGATGCCTTAGATTTATTGGGACAACGAGAAAAACTTGAAAAGAGTATTCAAAACCTGCGTGTCAGCGATCAAGACAAAGCTAAAGCATTATTTGAGCTAGAGAATCAACGCAAAACGCAGTTAGAAGCCATACAGAAAATACAAAATCTACCATTTGAAGGTGTGGGTGGTATGCAACAACGATTACAAGAGATCAATGACTTGTATGATGCTAGAAAATTAAAGATTGAAGAAACAGCAGCCGCAACTCAAGCAGAACAAGAAAGATTCTCTTATGGTTGGACTAACGCTAGTAAGAAGTTCGTTAATAATATCAAAACAGATGCTGAATATGCCACACAACAATTCAGCAATTTTACCCGAGGATTTGAAGATGCGTTTGTCAAGTTCGTTCAAACTGGTAAGTTAAGCGTCAAGGATCTTGCTAACAGTATGATTGCCGAGTTTGCTAGAGTGCAGGCACAAAAATTGTTAGCCGGAATATTTACTGGTGCAGGTGGTGGCGGTGGATTCTTTGGCAGCATAGCTAAAATATTTGGATTCGCTAATGGTGGTATGCCTCCAGTAGGTCAGCCCAGCATAGTAGGCGAGCGTGGACCAGAATTATTCGTGCCACAGAGTGCAGGTCGCATTATTCCTAACAATAAATTAGGCATGGGCGAATCTATTGTCAATACTATTAACACAGCAGTGACCTACAGCATACAAGCAGTGGATGCACAAAGTTTCAAATCATTGATAGCCCGTGATCCAGAGTTCATACACAATGTAGCAGAACAAGGTCGCAGACAATTACCAATAAGGAGCCGTAGATGAGCTTACAACAAATTATAGATACAGCAGTTAATGTAGAAGTTAATCGCAGTAAATTAGTGGCACAGACAGTGAGCCGAAACGGCCGTATCAGCGTGGCCAGTCGCAATTGGGCTAACCCGTTTAGATTCATAGTCACACCTAAACCTGTATATACAGCCAGTGAATATCGTAGCGTGTTCGCAGACTTATTAGACAACGACAAATATACGCCCCATGGATTTAGATTAAACAATATTGATCCAGTAACATTTAGAGCCAACTTGGGTAACAGTTGGATGGTTAATTATCTAGGTGGTGCAGATGCGGCCTCGGGCGGTAACAATGTGCTAGATAGCTATTCAGCAACTTCAGCAACATCAGGTGCTATGATATGTTTAACCAATATAAATTCAACAACTATTACAGCAGGCACATATTTGGTCAAAGCAGGAGATTACTTGCGTCCAAGCGGATTTCGTTATCCATATATTGCTACCGCAGATGTGGTTATTCCCGCAACCGCAACAGGTATCACAGGTGTTATACAACCAGTGGGCACAACTATTTTTACACAGCCTAGCACATCAACATTCTCGGGATCGCTGGTGAGTTTTGTATCAACTGCAACTAGAACAAGTATTACAGGTATTGCCAGCACAGCGGGACTAAGTGCTGGACAGATCATAACCAGAACAGCAGGCACAGGTGCATTTGGTGGATTAACTTATATTGAAAGTATCATTGACGGCACCAGCGTCGTGATACAAAATACCACAGGATACACCAGCGGATCAATAACATTTAATGGCACAGGACCAACATCAACGCCCACAGTGTGTGTGCCCGTTCATAGAGGATTTATCGGCACTGTCAGCACTGACACATCAGTATTCGTAGGAGCTAGAGCAGCCAATTTTATTGTAAATGTAACTAAACTTCCGCAGATTAGATACTTACCAGGCCAACTAGTAGAGCTCACAGGCGACATTGAATTAATTGAGGAAATACTATGACAAGTATATCAGCAGTGGACACAGAACGCAGTATTGAGCACGGCGTGCTTATAGATCTAACCTTAGATGGCACCATATATTATATCAGCAACTGTTATAAAAATATAAGTTATAATGGTAACACATATACAGCATTGGCAGGATTTCTAAGTATTAGTGAAATACAAAGCAATATCTCAAACGCCAATGATGAGATACAAGTTGGTATTAGTGCTATTCCTCCAACTTACATTGCCGCAGTGCTGGGTGAGCCAATTAAAGGTGGCGAAATAAACATCTATCGTGCGTTCTTTGATTATACAACGCAGGAAGTTATCACAGGTCAAATATACAAAAGATTCGCAGGTATTATCAGCAATTATTCAGTGCAGGAAGATACTGAAACACTAAATCAAGATGTAGATGTTACACATACCATTACTATTATTGCATCTAGCGTCATGGGCGTATTAGAAAATAAATTCGCAGGCCGCAGAACAAATCGTCAAGACTATCAAATATATTGGGATGAACTGCCAATAACATTTAAGACAATTACCGCCATTTCCAGTAATGTGTTAACTAGTGCCAGTCATGGACTAAGCGTGGGAGATCAAATAACATATTATGATACAACACAATTAGGATTGACACAGGGCACAACTTATTATGTTATAGCACCTGTAGCTACAGATACTTTCAAACTAAGCAATCAATCCGGTGGCACAAGCCTAACATTAACAAATGGATCGGGCCTAAGCCTAGACTGGTATTATACAGATCCTAGTATGGACCGAGTTGAAGCATTGTTTAACTCAAGCTTTGACTTTGGTAAGAAATATGTTGCACCAGCAGCCAGCACAGTCAGCGGACAAGGCATGAACAGCGGCAGTAGAGGCGGCAATGGAAACTTTAATGATGAGAATGTGCCAACATGATAAGATTGGCTACACGAGCAGATTTAGTTGAACTTGCAAATTTGGTCAAAGAAGAAGTTGCTTGTAGTCCTTATAGCCATCTATTTGATGCAAGTGATATAAATGTTAGTCATCTTAGAACAGTGATCTTTAATTGGTTACACCATGGATATATTTGGATTGATCAAAGAAAAGAAGGCATTGTTGGATATTTAATTGCTATTCGCGAACCAAATGTATGGGTTCCAGCACTGCTTACTCTAAGAGAATTTGCTTGGTATGTGCGACCTGAATATCGTAATGGTATTAGCGGTGGAAGATTATTTCTAAAGTTCTGTGAAAAAGGCGACGAATTAATTGCTAACGGAACAATTGATGCTTATTTCACGACAAGAATGAGCAACACAGTAGATTATGATTTAGAATCTAGAGGTTTTAGATTAGTAGAAAAATTATATATAAAGGATCAATGATATGCCATTTTTTACCGCATTAGGAACCGCGGCCGCGGCGTTTTTCGGATTAACAGGTGCGGCCGCATTAGTAGTTGCCGCTGTGGTAGCCGTGGGTGCCGCTTATGTAACAAGTAGAATTATCAATGGTAATCCCAACAAAGGCGGCAACGCAGCCTCGGGCAGTCAAGGAGGTAGAATTCAGGTCCCTCCGGCTACTAATAATAAAATACCAGTGTTATATGGTAATGCGTATATGAATGGTATTATCACAGATGCTAGATTAATAAGCACAGATCAAAAAACAAATAACACAATGTTTTACTGTATTGTGCTCAGCGAAACCTGTAATAACATCAATGCCACCTACACACTTAACGATGTGTATTGGAATGATCTAAGACTAACTCCAGTTGATTCAACAACCAACGCACACAAAGTCAAGGATGGTCGTAAGAATGTTGATAATCCAGATACTGCCATAGAAGATTGGATTGACACAAACTTTATTGTGGATGGTCAAAGTCTAGTTGAACTTAGAGTTTATGCTGGCAGCAGTGCAGCCAATAAACAGATATATCCCACACAGGCCAGCGGCAATACACAAGCCGCATACGACTTCTGGGGCAACAATGACAACAGTTGGACTGATCAATTTGCCATGAAAGGTCTAGTATTTGCTGTTGTGAAAGTAACTTACAACGGTGAAAAAGGATTTACAGCACTGCCAAATATGACATTTAATATCAGCAATAACATTAGAAATCCAGCTGATGTTTGGTATGATTACATGACTGGCGTGCGTTATGGTGCTGGTATTCCTGCGGCAGATATTGATGCTACAGCACAGCTAGCATGGAAAAACTTCTGCGATGAAGATATTAATTACACAAACAAAAATGGCACAGCCAATCAAGCCACAGAACGATACACAATCAATGGCGTTATAGATACCACTCGCAGTGTTAAAGAAAACATAGACATTATTCTTCAAAACGGTGGAGCATGGATGAGCTATGATGTGGCCACTGGCCTATGGAGCCCTGTGATCAAGAAAGCTATTACAGCAGGTGATCCAGGCATAAGTGCAACTTATTTCACAGCAAGTAGAAATGCTGGAAATACTTTAACAGTTACAGCGTTTCCAGAAGGTAGGATCCAAGCAGGACAACTAATATACAATAGTAGTGGCACTTACATAGGCACTATCACAGCTCAACTTTCACCTACCGCAGGAGAAACATCTGGCCAGAAAGGTCGTTATACCACAGATACTTCGGGTAATATTAGCTCAACAACCTTTTACGCAGTGGCACCAAACTTATTATCATTCAGTGATGATAACATCATAAGTGGCATCAGCATTAGCTCAACAAGATTGGATGACTTATACAACAAAGTTGAAGTAGAATTCTACGATCAATACAACAAAGATCAAAAAGCTTACTATAGAGTAGATCTTCCCGCAGAACAACGAAACCCCAACGAACCTGACAATCAACTAAGAATGTCATTGGATCTATGTAATAATTCAATGCAGGCAGACATCTTAGGCCAATTAGAACTTCGTCAAAGCCGCGATGATTTGGTCATAGAATTTACTTCAAATCACTATGGCATACAAGCACAGGCAGGAGATATTGTGAATGTCACCAGCGAACTGTATGGATGGGCACCAAAACTGTTTAGAATCATGCGTGTCAAAGAACAGGAAACTGAAGATGGTGGATTGGTAGCACAGATACAGGCCATGGAATACAACGGTGATGTCTATACCATAGAACCTATCACAGAATTTACCACGGAAGCAAATATTGGTATTGGTGTGTATGCTTCAAGTCCAAACTTACCATTGCCTCCCAGATTGGCCATTGTTAAGATCAACGGCAGCGATCCTGTGCCTAACTTCCAATTACAGGTGCAGATACCCACAGATGGCGGACCCTATGATGAAATAGAATTTTATGTCACAGAAGGTTGGGATGAAATGACAGTAGTAGGTAATATTGCCGCAGGTGTGCTTACGCTGACCAGCTCACCATATGGACATATTAACCCTGGAGATACATTTAGAACCATAGGTGCATATACCAATGTAGCCATTACCAGCCAACTTACAAACACGCCTGCTAGTAAAACTTGGGTATCAGGCGGCACATTTGTTCCACCAGTGAATACAGTGACACTGAACAACGCCACAGGATTATTAGTGGGTAATACTTTAGTAGGCACTGGATTACCTACAACTGGTGCAACTATCACAAAGATATCAGGTAGTCAAGTCACACTGGACACATTCTTTACACAACAGGCCGCAGGCACTTATACAGTATCTGGTGGACTAGGCACTTATAATGTAAATCAAAATATCACCACAGCAGTCAACAACGCACTATGGGATTTGCCAGAACAAATTGACTATTATTTCTTTAAGAAAATTACGCCGCCGGGTAATACACCAACATTCACTAATGGATCAACCATTGATGTAACTATAACAGAATTACCTGCTAACTCAGCTACATATCGTCGTTGGTATATCATAGCTAGAATGGGTATTAAGAAACGATTTGGTGCGTTCAGCGAGCCTAGCACAGTGGATAAAGATGGTAACTTCAAATATGATCCAGACCCTGGAGCAGGTAGTGCCAGCGTGTTAAATATAAAACAAGAACTAGTTAAAATGGACTTTGGCTATTTCGTTATACCACGCAATGGACTGTGGTTAATGAGAACAGCACAGCAATTTGATCAAGGTGTCAGCACAGTTAATGGCGATTACCATGAATTGGATTTAGGTGATTTTACGGCAGAAAACGAAATTACTGCCGCAGAAAATATTGAAGATTTCGTATACGGTCCTTAATAAAGGATACTGACAAACAAGGATTTATAGATGGCATTACAATTAAGACGCGGCACTAACGCACAAAGACTAGGACTAACACCAGTAGAAGGTGAAATGATTTATGTCACTGACAATGTAGCAGTGAACATAACAGTGACTAATATTAATGTGTCCGACACATTAAGCACAACAACACCGCATGGGCTAAGTGTTAATCAGCAGATAAAATACTTGGGTGCTACACAGTATGGATTGACTAAAGATCAAGTTTATTTTGTAAAAACAGCACCTACTATCACTGACTTTACATTGAGCACAACATTAGGTGGCAGCACATTAAACATTACCGCCACAGCCACAGTTTCTTTATCATTTGCTAAAACACCCACAAATGCCGCAGGTGTGCCTGTGGGTTATGATGTAAGTCCCTTATGGGCCGGTGATGGTTTCACAGTGGGTGGTAATCCTGCTGGTGCTATCATGTTGGATGAACTGCGAGATGTAATTATCACAGCACCACCCGTAGAAGGTGAATTTTTATGGTATAATGGCACAAGCTGGGTCAATGAAAATGAAACCACTGTTGACACTAAAGCAAAAACACTTAGTTTAACAAGACGCAGTGACAGTATTGGTGAAAGTTATGAAAATGAAGTAGCGTTTAGACTTCAAGATAGACTCATTGACACTCGCAGTTATCTCACCGATGAAGGCGGTCCAGCCATTGAATATCTGCGTAGCAGTGGCACCGCTGAAATCACAAAGACTTATGTCAGTGGTGGTGCCATAGGAGCATTTACTGTAACACTAAACAATGTCACTGGACTTGTTGTAGGTGATAGAATTGTAGGCACAGGATTAACAAATTCAAATGGCGGTGTATTGATTACTATAATTGCTGGCAATCAATTAACTCTAAACACAGCGTTTACAGCGCAAGCAAGTGGTAATTACACAGTTGGTAGTGCTATTCCGTTTGGTCACATTGCCATGGAATGGTTTGGTTCTACCAATGATCACAGATACCGAGTAGCTACAACTACAGATGCATTCTTAGAAAGTCCTAGTAATGTATATCCCGGCACAGATGTATTATTTGAAGCCACTAGAAAATATAGTAAATTAAACGACGGTGTAGTGTATGTTGATGCTGTAAATGATAGAGTTGGTGTTAATACAACAAGTCCAACTACCGGATTAGAAATTAATGGTGGGCTATTACAATACACTGGATCAAGTGCCGATCGCCCAGTATTTAGATATGATAATTCTGGCACCGGCAGTAATAATGCTATTAGACTGCGTAAAAATTATGGTGCAGGAACTTATACCACAGCAGACGGAGTTGGCCTAGGATTTCAAATTGACAGCGACTCACAAGATCTAAAACAACTAGGAATAATAGATGTTCTTTGGGACAACACAGCACCTACTATTAGACTTAGAACAAATACCACTTCATCATTGACCACTGGCTATGTTGATGTTGGAACATTTACCAGTGCGTTAGCAACATTACCCGCAGGATTAAATGTAGGCAGTGGAACATTGTTTGTAAATGCCACAAACAACAGAGTTGGTATTAATAATACTAGTCCAAGTTATGAATTACACATTGATAATGGCAGCGATTCAATAACACAGTTCGCTATGACTAACAATGAGCGAACATTCATATTGACCAATAATGCCGCTGATAACATACTAAGTCATAATTATGGTGGAGCGAATAGACTGCAATTTGATCTTACAAATCAATGGTTCAACAGTGGTAACCTAGGTATTAATAATTCAAGTCCAACAGTGGCTCTAGATGTCACAGGTGCTGCCGCAATTAGTAGCAACCTAAATGTAGGCAGTGGAACATTGTTTGTAAATGCCGCAGGTGACAAAGTGGGTATTAATAATGTTACTCCTAACTTTGAATTAGATGTCGCCGGCAGTGCTTATATTAGTAGCAATCTTATTGTTGTAGGAGATTTAACTGTAACCGGAACAAATATTACCACTGGTGTTACTAATAGTGCGATATCAATGGATATAACCTCATCAGCATCAACTACTCTACCATTGTCTGCATTGACACTAAAAACAACCAGCACAACTACGCCTGGTGTTGGTTTTGGCACAGCAATAAACTTTGTAGGACAAACTACTGACAGTAACTTTGAAAATGCTGGTTTTATTGCGGTAGCATCAACAGATATAACTCCCACTGCAGAAGACTTTAAAATGCGATTCGGCTTGATGGCTGCTGGCAACACTTATTCAACTGTAATGGATCTAGATAGTCTAGGTAATTTACAGATTGATGGTGATTTAACAGTCAGTGGTGCAAATATTGGCACTGGCGCTGATGATATTATTTTAACCATAGATAGAACAACTCCTTCAACTTCTGCAGGGTTCAAACGAGCGGTAATATTAAAATCAGCTAGCACAGGAAGTCCTAGCCTAGGACACGGAACAGCACTAGGATTTTCAAGTCAAACAACAACTACCACTTTTAAGGATGCTGGTTATCTAGCTGTAACATCAACTAACGCAGGTGCTGGAACAGAATCATTTAAAATGCTATTTGGTTTAATGGATAATGGTGCCACATACGCTGATAAAATGGAATTAGATAGTGCAGGTAATCTAATAACAGATGGTAAAATAACTGCGGGCACAACATTACAATGCCCCAGTGATGATACTGTGACCAGCGGTGCAATTAGTCTAACTACAGCCAGCACTATTTTTACAACAACTTCAGGAAATCAAACTTCAACACTGGCCGCAGGCACTGATGGTCAATTTAAGTCATTGGTTAGATCTGGAGATACACTTGGCGGACAAATGGTTGTCACAGTTACTAACGCAGGTTGGAAAACATCAAGCACTGGAACTATTACATTCGGTAATATCGGCGATAGTTGCTTATTACAATATATCGGCAGCAAATGGTTTGCTGTTGGTAGCAATGATGTAGTATTCGCATAAAGCATAAATAATGGTATAGGGTCCGCAGATCCTATACCTTACTTCCTCAGGAGAACACAATGTCAGGTGTATTATCATTCGCAGATTATTTGGGTGGCCCAGATAACATTCAGGTAGAGCAAATCTTCCCTTCAACTAAGCGCACATACGCTTACAACTTCAATCAAAATATCACAGGTTGGACTTGGGGCTTGGATGCCCAAACACTGGTGGTAAATCCAGTGACCTATGACCGCAATGGCGTGCCTAATTTTAGTAGTAGTTTGGTCATAGGTTATTTTGCTAAACAAGAATTGGCAGTAGATACAACCACAATAAATGTTGTAAATGCGGCATTAGGCACAGTGAATATCACTATCCCAGCAAATTTATACACAGGACCAATTATTCCTGATGCTAGGAAGAATGTGCCAATTACCATTGTAGGCGTAACTTGGACCACAGCAACAACTCCTTCACAAGTCAATAGTCATCGTTGGGCATTCATACAATGCTACGAACCTGATGTCACTATTGGCAATCCTATTTTAGACGCAGGTTATACCGCACTAACAATAGCATAAGGAGATACCATGTCTAACATCTCCGTAACAACAACACAAAGTGTTATTGCTGTCACTCAAACAGGTGGCATTACAGTAACAACGCC